TCGGGTGGATTGCACCTAACACAGTTAATGTAGTCAGGTACTTCTTTTAGTTTATTCACACTCGTATCATTTACGAATGAGTGGTTACACGATGGTGTTACCAAATACTTGTTGAACTTTAATAGCTCAACTGATTTTACTTTTACCCTGCGCATTTTAACCTATCCTTACCGGACTAGGCTGGCAAGGTCATATGCCCTTAGCAGTCTGTCTGGCAGCTTGTACCTTTGTTCATACAGCGTCCTGACCCTTTCACACCAATCTTCATCTAAGAATTGGTCGTTAGAGAAATGTTTATTGAACAGCTTAGAAGCCATTCTTCTGCTGCTTAATATTATAATCCTTTGGGCCTTCTTCTGCCTACTTTTTTTCATATTAATTCTTCTGCGTTAAGGCCGCTTTATTGGACTCAAGTTGACTCAGCTCTTCTTTGAGCGCTGTTATTTTATTTTTTAGCTCTTCAGCCATCTTATCGACATTAGTCAGAATTTCCAGCATCACGTCGGCTTGATGCTTAGATAGCTTTGCTGTTTGAATCATAAGACTGTGAAGCTCTCCAGGAAGCCTTACTGACCCTTGTCTGCCTATCATCAAGCCGTATGGAAAGTCGTTCTGAGCAACGTTCCAATCTAGCACTACCGCACATGATCTTAGCTCTGGAATCTTTTCTAATAAGCTTAATATCTTCTCGCTAAGCTCGTCTGTCACTTCTATATGTCTAAGCTTCTGTTCCGTCATCTTTTCTCCTTAGTGCTAGCTCGATGTGATACTCCATAGCTCTGGCGGCCAGAGCTGTTGGGACTAAGAGTACAAACTCGTAATTCCTAAAGCAACACAAAAATGATAGCCAGAAACATACATGATAACCTAAACAGAATCTACAAGTCATTAGGTCGCCTATAAGTGCTATACCTTTTCGGTCTGAGTATTTCCAAACCTCTGTGTGTGCTCTAGCCGTAGCAAATATGGTTCCTTCGAACCATGCGTCTAATGCAGCCTTGCTTGCTAAAGCTACGACTACAACTGCTAAAAACACATCTCCCATTTCGTATTCCATAACCAAGACCTCCTGTTTAAAGATTACTAACCGCGCCTGCCGAGCCGCGCCTTGCCTTTCCTCAACTCACCTTGTCATGCCTGCCTTGCCTCGCCAAGCCGTGTCGCATAGAGTAACCACCGCAATCAACCCTTTATTTTTTCCCTTTAGAGACATGACTTGGCTCCTCTTCTATTATTTGTAGCCCCCGCTCCTTAGCGAGCCTCTTTATGCTTTTTGTATTACTTTTTTCTCGTTCCTTAGCAGCAGCTACCCGCTCGTAAAAGAGGGGAACGCCTTTGATTTCAATGCCGTTTGCTTCTGCGTACCTAAATAGCCTAAGCGCATCGTCTTGGTCATCTTCAGGGGTACCTTTTATCCATATCATGAGTGTGCTCCTTCAAGGGTAGTGTAGATACGAAAAAAGCCGTGACTCAACAAGAGTCCAATACAGCCTTACTTGCGGCCGCAACTATAATCACCGTCAATATGGCTTCTAACATCATGTAACGTTCCTCTCGTTTATCTTATAGTTGCAAGCATCCATAAGATTAATCCTACCTTCCCTACGATTGAGCCGTGAGTGCGCCTTTTTAAGGGGCGCTCTCAAGTGCCTTACCGAGTTCTTGGCCCGATGTCTCCAAGCCTTTTCGAATCCAGTAGTGTCTGCCATTATGTAAGTCCTCTTTGTTATTAGGTTACCCAAGCCTGCCATGCCTGGCCTTGCCGTGCCTCTTCGGGCCTGGCCATGCCTGCCAAGTCCGTGCCTTGCTCCGCCGCGACCCGCCGGGCCTGCCGGGCCATACAGAGCCTTGCCATACCACGCCTTGCCTGCCGCGCTTTTACCAGCCGCACCATAACGAGCCGCGCCTTACTTTTGAAACTATATTGGGCCACCTCGGATTCGAACCAAGAACCAAGGAATTATGAGTTCCCTGCTCTGCCTTTGAGCTAGTGGCCCTATGAGTTGCCTGCCTCGCCTCGCCGGGCTTCGCCCTATCTCGCCATGCCACGCCTGCCAAGCCACGCCATGACTCGCCGCGACGTGTCTAACCTAGCCTGCCGAGCCCAGCCTCGCCGAGCCTTGCCTTACCGAGCCTGCCGTGCCACGTCTCACCTATTCTTGCCCCGACATGCCTGCCGCGCCTCTCCCGAACGGGCCTCACCATGCCTAGCCTGCCAAGCCGATCGCAGCCGGACCGCGCCGCGCCTCGCCTGCCGCTCCTCGCCGCGCCTCACCTCGCCTAGCCGTGCCTGCCGTGCCTTGCCTGGACCTGCCCCTCCAAACCGTGCCCCGCCTAGCCTGCCTCGCCACGCTCTGCCGAGCCTGGCCCTACCGAGCCCCGCCTGCCTCGCGTTGCCATGCCGCTCCATTACAAACCCGGCCGTGCCTGCCATACCTCGCCGAGACAGACCTTGCCGAGCCGCACCGCGCCTGCCGCGCCGAACCTCGGCTGACCTCGGCTTACCGTGCCTGCCTCGCCTCGCCAGGACCAGCCTTGCCTGACCGTGCCTGCCGCTCCTCACCACGCCTCGCCGAACCTGGCCCAGCCTAGCCTGCCTTGCCACGCTCTGCCTAGCCGGGCCATACCTCGCCAATCCTGCCGCGCCCTGCCTTGCCTTAATTTAGCAAGTTACCTTGCCCTAATTTCTTCTACTTCTTTTCTTACTGCGATAGCCACTGCCGTTATATCGACCCTTTGAGTTTCTGATATAGGAGTCTTGAAGATGTCTGGAGAACTTTCCTGGAGTCCAGTAAGGTTTTCCAGCCTCCATGTTGCTATCGGTCCGTAAGAACATGTAGCACAGAACTATACTAAATAACATAAAAACGAATGACTTCAATACGATAGAGGCCACTATGCCCCCGACAATAATCCAAAAGGATATTGTTGTATTGTCATCGTTTGCCGTATATTGTTTGTAGCTCATTTTATATAATCCCGAAGGGCCACTCACGTGATACACCTCTGTCCGGAGGAATGTCTCCCTCGTTAGGGCGATTATGCTCCGGGGGATAAGGAGGTTTAAGAGGATATCTTATAGAAGCCAGATTACCAATGGCCATGCGGCTAGAGGGCAGTCTTTGAGTAGTTATCAATCCACTACGCTCTAAGAATCTTCTTGGTGATCGGCTAGCCATAGTAACCCCCTTAAACTAACGAAATAGGCATCAGAATGCAGCGTAACCAATTATGATCAGCAAAGCTACAACACAAATTATAGCAACTGGTTCCATAGAATCGGCACTGCTACATTCACTTTCTCCATATTCGTCTTCGCACCTATCCGAGATTTTGTAAAACATGATAAATACCCCTAATCAAACGTCCAGCGCTTCTTCTAATCAAAAAGCCTTAAACGAAGTTATAACACGTATAAAGAAAGGCTCGTTTCCAAACCTCTCTTCGCTTCTACCGGCAATGCTAAACCTCGATGGAAAGCCTTATAGCCTTGAGAAACACTATCAGTTTGAGCCTCTTTTCAATATTTATATGCCTAGACGAACCATATTGAAAACTGGTCGTCAGGTGGGTAAGAGCACGGTCATCTCCGCGCATGGAGTTATAACCTGCGCTACCGTTCCGTACTTTCGAAACCTCTATATTACTCCTTTGTTTGAGCAGGTGCGCCGCCTGTCTAGTAATTACGTAAGACCCTTCATAGAGCAATCTCCGGTCAAATCTATTTTAATTGGCCCTGAGACCGAGAACAGCGTGCTGCAAAGAAGCTTTCGCAACAACAGCATGATGCAGTTCTCATTTGCTCTACTCGACGCCGATAGAATTCGTGGTATACGGGCCGATCAGGTTATCATCGATGAAGTTCAGGATATGGATGGAGATCACATACCTGTTATTCGAGAAACCATGTCGGCCAGTGAATGGGGTAACATGAAAATCGCAGGTACCCCTAAGACCTTAGATAACACCATAGAGCGAGAATGGTTGTCGTCATCTCAAGCTGAATGGTGTATAGTATGCAGAGCTTGCAAGTACACAAACGTCTCATCGATTAATCATGACCTTATTCGCATGATTGGCCCTGTAAGAGCGGATATATCAGAGCATAGCCCTGGAACCGTTTGTGCAAAATGTAGCAAGACTATTTACCCTAAAGATGGAAGATGGATTCATAAACATCCGGAGAGAAGACTCAATTACGCCGGATACCATATTCCTCAACCAATAATGCATATTCATTACTCTCGACCAGATAAATGGGCGGAGCTGAATGCAAAGAGAGAAGGGATGGGAAATTATACGCACGAAAGATTCCTAAACGAAGTTTTAGGAGAAAGCTCTGGAGCAGGGCTACAGCTCGTATCACTTCTTGAGCTGCAAGCGGCATCCAACCCTGACCTTAAGAACAACCCAAGAGACCCATCCGCAAATTGTAAGGATGAGATTCTTAAAAAGTACGCTCACCGAATACTTGCAGTTGACTGGGGTGGCGGTGGTGAGAAGGGCGTAAGCCTTACCGTCCTTGCCGTCATGGGCATTACATCCACCGGTGTCATAGAGGTCATATGGTCTAAGCGCCTTCTCACTCCTCATGACCACATGGCTGAAGCTGCAGAGTGCCTTAAGATTCATCGCATGTTTAAATGCGAGTTTATAACTCATGACTTCTCTGGAGCGGGCGTAGTCCGAGAAACTGTTTTAGTTCAATCGGGAATATCGCCTACTCAACTGCTACCTGTACAGTACGTAAGAGCAGCCAGCAAAGGTATGTTTACTTACATACCGTCAGCGCCCGCTCACCCCAGGGCTCATTACAGAGCCGATAAGACACGAAGCTTACTAACCACATGCTCAGCCATACGCACTAAGAAGCTTAGATTCTTTGCCTATGACTACGTTAGCTCAGAAGACCCGGGCCTTATTCAAGACTTTCTAGCCTTGATTGAAAGCAAAGCCACTACAGCGGCTGGGTCTGACATATACACTATTCAGAGAAACCCAGCCTTATCCGATGACTTTGCTCAGTCGGTTAACATAGGCTGCTTATGCCTGTGGCATATGACTGGAAGATGGCCTGACTTTAAAACAGATAGATACTCTGTAACTAGAGAGCAAGCTATGGAAACTGGAATGGGTGGATGGAACACCTAGACCTGACTTGACCAGTCTTCCCATTTCTTTGGTTCTATTACCCAGGCAGGAACTTCGTACTCACGGTGCATACGGCAATCAAGTATAGCCTTAGCCGATATAAGCGCTTGAGTTATACGGCCTGGCTCTGCTATGGGCACTCCATAGGCTTTGCACATGTTGAACAGCTCTCTGCACGGAACCCATACCTTGTCTGGAAACAGAAGCCCGTATCCTCTAACTTCGTAGCTGTTAAACCCTCTTACCGCTATAAACACGCTGCATAGTTCTACTACTGCATTTGCTATAGACTTGTTCTGGCTTTTCTCAAGATCCGAGTCTATTAGCATAGCTCCCTTTATTAACCCATCGGTTTGAATTCCTTCATGCTCACACCACTTCTCTAGTGCGTCTATTGTCTTAGCAATAAGGTCAGTACCCGAAGCCTTGTGCCCAGACGTTATAAGCCAAGGCAGAAAGTGTAAAGCCACCTTTGAGAGAGAGGGCAGCAAGGTAACGCCGAAGTTAAAGGTTGATTGAGATATGTACACCCATCTAGATATGGTGCGGCAACCTAAGAAGGGCAAACGCTCCATTGGCATTATGCAGTTTCTAGGGCCTCCTACTCTTTCCAAGGTTATCTTCTTTGAAGCGCTTGCCTTTAGCGGCGCTACAATTACGGGTAAGTGCATGTCGGCTTCGTACTTCATTGACGTAGTTATAACCGACTTAGCGAACTCCAGCCCGCCTAGCTTGTTGACATAGCACCCAAGTCCTTCTGCTATCGCTTTAACGCTTTCAAAGCACTCTGGGTCTACGGCTATACCTACAGTCTTTGCCTTCAAGCTATCAGCTATGGCGTTGGCCATGCAGCATATTATGGTAGCCCACGCTAATCCAGCCCCTTCGTCTTCAAGTGCACCCTTTTCAAACATACTAAAAGGCTCGTCTTTAAGAGCTTCCGCCCCGTCATTCAGCCTTTTCTTCTTAGCCTTAATCACTTCACCTGTAAGGGATATGTCGTAGCTAGAGAACCTGTAGGCGTTCTTTTCCTCCATAGCTGTAGACGTTATTATCTCTCTGTCTGGTGGATGTAACAGCATGGCCACCTTTGCCGCAGCCTTACCGTACTTAAAACCACACACTGGTATGCTTAGATCGTTCTTAATGCAGAACTGCTTAATCCAGTAACTGTACTTGTTATCCAGCATAGAAGTCTTTTCTTTAAACGTAGCCTCCTCTCCTCCGCATCTAACTGACCCTTGATAGAAGTGTTTTTGGCCTTCTATAGATATTTTTTCTATTCGAAGAATCGCGTCGCATACTATCTCTTCTTCGCAATATATTCCGTCTGCTCTTTCTTCGTACTTTCTACCTCCGTACTCTGTTCTCTTCATTCCGCATTTAAGTGGAGACGTCTCCACTACGGGCGATTCGCTTCTTTTGCTTGTTTCTATTACCTTGTTGATCCACTTCATGGGGCCCATCCATGTAGCCTCCCAGTCACCAGGGCTCTCTCCTTTCTGAATGGCCGAACTAGAAGCTAGTATGTGCTCTGACTTATCGCCTAGGGCTGTAACTGTTTTGCCTTCTCCTCTAAGCAGCTTCCAGGCTACTGACGACCTACTATCATCCTCTGCTATAGTAACCACTGGAGGTATTGAGTTGTGCTTGCTGGCATAGTCCAGAACAAGCCTAATCGTCTCAAACATACCTCCCGATATTATTATGTCTTTACTATCTGACTTTACCGCTTCCTCTAGAAACACTGTACCGCACTCGTTATCGTGCTTTCCCCAGAACTTATAAGCCACATGCCTTACGGACACCTGAAGCTCAGGCTGATTAGTAGGGCCTATGAATGTAAATGTCTTAATTCTTCCAGGCATGTCAAAGGCGGGTATTACACATATGTGATTCCACCCTTCTCCTGGAAACGGCCTGTTGCAGCCGCTATTAGGCCCGCCAGCTCTCTCTGACAGTGTTAGAGCGTTAGCGGCTTCATCCTTGGTTGAGAACCCTATCAGCTGGCTACCTAGAGTACTCCAGTTGGTACCTACGTTAAAGTTGAGCCTAGCCGCTATCTGTATATGTTCTGTAAGTAAATCTATACTGTTTTTCTTACACTTTTTCCAGAATTCTGCCAGCTTCTTTCTTAGACCTACCGTCCTCATAATGTAGTCATTTAGCTTTCTCTCGTACCCTGATACCCCTTCATCTATAACCTTTTTGCGTACCATAAGGCTTATGGTTTTTTCTAGACTTAGGTTAAGGTAGGCTGCAGTCAGCTCTATCATATCCCCAGCCTCCCCGCACGTTTTGCAGTAGAACCATTGCCCTGTTGCAGACACGTCCTCGCATATGGTAAGATTATCTAAGCAGAAGGCGCACGGGCACTGGCACGGTAAAGCGTTGCCGCTAGGCGTAATACCTGTTATAGAAAGCATATGCTTCCAGGTTACACCGCCATGAAAATTTATATTTATCGGAGTACTTGCCATGATAATTGACCAATCTAACGATGGATCCGGCGTAGGATTACACAGCATGACCAAGCTTTACGCCGTTCCAGAGTTTGTAAAATCAGCCTCTGCTTCATCTATTACTGGGCAGGGTGAAGACCTTCCACCTAATGTCTACGGCGATACTAGAAGCTTAAAGTTCCCATGCCATAGCTCACCAGCCACTTACGTATCCATGGCTTACTTTTTAGACCAAGAGAAGAGTTTTGGCAAGATCGCTTCAGCCATTAAGGCAAGAATCCTACGATCAGCTGACTACTTTGGAATAAGAGGCAGCATAGACGAACTCATGGCTAAGCACGCTGCTGCTCAGTCCCATTCAGAAGAAGACCTTAACGACTCTGACTTTGCCATGGTGGTTAAGTTCGAGACCGGTAATAAGTCAAGAAGCTACCCACTAAGGAATGAAGACGAAGTTAAAGCCGCTGCAAGTTGGATTGAAAAGTTTGCAGAAGACCTCAACTTCCATGACCGTAAAGTTATTGCTTCTAAGATATTAGATAAAGCCGCCGAACTTGGCGCCAACCTACCTAACTCTGAAACTCTAAATAAGTACGCGGCCAACGGACTAGTGTCTAGGGTTAAGGTCGCTAATATGTTGTTTGATAGAGCCAAGGCTCTTAAGATGCTAAACAAAGATTCAAATGTGCAAGAGCTTCTGGCAAAGACTGCACAGAAGGTATTACAGGACAAAGGCTCCGACATGGACAAAGCCGCCTCTATAATCGACTCTGTAGATAAGACCTACAAACTTAAGTCGCTTGGCAATGCCTCTGACCTATACTCTTTGTCTATTAAGCAAGCATCCGATATGCTTAGCGATAACGTTCAGCTAACCAACGGTTCTGTGTATAAAAAAGCCGAGCTGGATAATATTAATCTCGATGAGATTAAGGGAGTCTTCGGAGAAGACTTCGCAGATAGGGTATCCAGCGGCGGCTTGTTTGTCGATTCTGAGAAGCTAGCGGAAGAGCTGGCTACTTTCCCTAGGAATGACGCTAACCTATTTGATAAGCTCGTAGGCAGTCTTGGAGTTAAGACGGCCTACAAGCAAGCTAGCGGCAACCCTATAAGGGTCGAAGACTATTTAGCAGGTACTAGCCTCAGCTAGCTGATTAAAGAACCTACCGATGAAGCCAATACTGCTCATGACATCTTGAATCACAATACTATTACCAGCTCCGTACATAGTGTCACCGAGAGACTGAGGGTAGGCCCCAGCAACACCTATCGCATATACCTCTACGCCAAACCGTGCCCTAGCGTCCTTCCTGCAAAGGTTCACATGCTGAAAAGCTGATTCATAACCGTAGCCATTAGCATTGGGCTGCCCGTCGCTAATTACGACCATGATCCTTCTCTTATAATCTTCCCTTGTATAAGCTAGGTGCTTTGAAGCATGCCATATTGCAAACCCATCGGTGTTGTTTGCATGGTGAGTTATCTTCAAGATGTTATGAAGATCCTGAATGCCAGGCTTTGTCTCGTCGTAGATCTGGCGAAGAGTAAGCTCATTGAACGTCGGAACGCCCAACACTTTGCCCTCTGCAGACCCCTCCTGAGCACTAAAGCCAGTGACCGATAAATCGAGCCCACTAACACCCTTGCACAGCTTTGCCAGAATATAACCGACCTCAGCTGCGTCTTGGATTTTATTACCACTCATAGACCCCGACTGGTCTATGAGCAGGTTGACTGCAATCTTATCGCTTCTATGCGAGCTATTCCTATAGAAGACCTTATCGCTATCCATAGCCACTTTATAGATGCTCCCTAGATGCAGCTTACCGGACGGATTGCCATAAACCTTTCTAGTGAGTTCCTTAGAGCTAAACGCAAAGCTCTCAGCCAGCCTCTCTGCAGAGTTGTCCATTCTGCGAATTCGCCCTAAATCCCAGTGCTTAGATAAAACTTCATCTGGCTTGCACCAGACTGGTTTCATAGTTATAGAGTTCTCATCCCGACCATGAAAAGGAACAGCAGGAGCCGACCCCGCTTCTTTCGCCTCTTTTCCGGAAGTACCCGACAAGCTCTCTATATCTTTTGCCGTTAAGCATTTTTTGTTTATAACCGGCACTGTACCAAATAAACCTTCATCTACTCCGAGGAACTTTACGTCCCAAGTAGACAGAGGGTTATCGCCTAAGTCAGCCCCAAACGCCTGCTCCACCGTCGAAGATCCTTCTTCATCGTAGAATTCTTCTTCTTTCTCATCATATAAGTCCTTTATGCGTTTCACTACCTCTACGCAGAATTTCCATCGCTCCTTAGGAGTTCTTATAGAAGCCAGCCCATCGGCTATCATCTGCTTACCGTCGTTATAGCAGGATGGAATTCTTATAGGATCATGCGAGTTGTATAAATTCCAAGCTAAGCCTTTGATAAAAGCCTTGCTGGATGTACCCTTACCCTCCATTCCATTCTTGCTACTTAGCATTCTTTTCATAGCCGTTGCGGCATTGTTTGACTGCATTCGAGCATATGTATCAAAGTATGGCTTGAAGCCAACCCACTCAGACACAATACTGCTTCGAGCAACAGCAAACTCAATCGCCGTCCATAGAGATTTTACCTCTAGGTCCTGCTCCGCCAAAAACTTTCTATGGGTATTAGCATCTATTTGGCGCTTCAGCTGCGCCGCTAGCATAACCTGCCCGCAGAGGGCATCTGTAGCGTCTCCAACCCCTTCTTTATTTTTTGCAGAAATCAAATCATCCGGCGAAACAAATATCGTGTTGTTACTCGGCTTGTTAACATCCGTGCCGGACGAGAACTTAACATTCAATAGACGTTCGTTTTCTTCACCGCTATTGAGAACCACGTTCGCACTACGAACGATTGCCCTTAGCGTGTCTTCGCATAGCTTCTTATTTACATCCGCTTTAGGCCGATCTAAGATGCCCTTGTATAAAGAATCGTAGGAATCTTCGAAGTCGTCAAAATTATACCAACTATTCCAATAATTCTTTTTCTCAGTCTTTCCTACTTTATATATAGGATCCTTGTACCAGTCACTGTAGCTCATAACATCTCCTTAATAATAAGACGGCCTAGTGAAAGGCCGTCTTTATTATAACATAGTTAAAGGTTAATAAGGTCGCTGGCTGTTGCCATCTTGCCGTCGGTGCCGTCAAGGCTACCGAACTTACCCTTCAGCATTTCCAATACCTGTGCTCGCTCACTATCGGCACCTGTACCGCCTGAAAAGTGATTTACTAAAGAAAAGCGTAACATACTAGCTCCGCCTTCAAGAAACTTTTCAGCTGCGTTGAGAAGCTCGCGCGTTGATAGAGTATTCTCAAAGATGCTATCAATACCCTTCGACTTTCGACGAATTGTGTCAGCGATATCCACAAGTTTCAGAGCTGATTCTGGGTCGATCCCTGTGCGGACAATAAGCAAGTTGACCTCTGCATCTTTTGGAAGATACGTTAGCTCAACCACGTCGCCGAAGCGAGCACGAAGCGCACGGTCGAGCTTGGTGGTGCCTGTGTAGGCGGCACCTTGATTCATTGTGGCGAACCAAACGGTACCACCGCCGTCTTGGAGGATGGGGCTAGGACGACGATCTTGAATCAAGCATGACCTTGATGTATCTAAAAGAGGCAGCAGTACATTCAAGACTTCGGGAGCGGCCCGATTTATTTCGTCTAGTAATATCACATGATTGCCTTCAGACACTACTCGGTCAAATGGGGTCTCCTCCCATGAGATAGAGCCGGCTTGAATATCCAAACGGCCGAACCACTTCTCGGCTTCGGTGATGTTTGAGCAGTCCATTTTTAACAGAGACAGACCTTTGCGAGCAGCGAACTGCTTCGCGAACTCAGTTTTCCCGCAACCAGTCGGTCCGACGATCATGACATTCTGGGACTTCTTTTGGCGAGCCCTATCAATCACATCGCAGAATACTGCGCCGTCTGGAGGCATTACATAGGATGGATCCACCTCATATTGAGCAGCACCGGTTCGCTGATTATATTTTACCGCTGCAGCGGACATATCAACTACTACGGTCTTTGAAGATTTAGCTTCTTTAATCATTTTCATATTCCTCTTGAAATTCTCCGAACATATCTACGTACTCCTGCTCCGCTACATCGATAGCGAAATGTTTCAGGGGTAGTAGATTTTTTAAATCTGAAGATTCTTTATCTATCTCTGAGTCTAAAACGCAGAGTAATCTATAATGCCTATCCGACTCTTTTTTAGATATGCAGTCGGTAGGTATTACCTTTATAATCTCCCAGCTGTATTCCTGCTTTAAACCTATAAGGCTTTTGTACTCCAGCGTTGATAATTTCTTATCATACTTTCTACGAAGGGCATCTTTCTGTAGCTCTATTACTTTCTCGTTGTTCAACACTTTGCCCTCCTTTCTTACCTAAACCCAAAGTAGAATAGAGGTTCTTCTTGCTTATCACAGTGGCCTACTTCGCCTGTAGCTTTATCTTTCAGCACTGCAAAGCTTTTGGTCTCCGTCCTTATTTCAAACTTCCTCATCACTTCTTCTAGGGTTAGAACGTCTCCATACTTTGCCTCTAAATACTCCCTAGGGGCTTGGGGTGTTTTCATGCTAGTCCCCCATTTCATTTAGCCTGTTTTTAAACTTATTGCCCGTGGGCGCTTTGCCTTCTTCCTGAGAGGGCCTATTTTTCTTAACAAAATCTTTTATAATTTCGCTATCTTCCCTAGCTTTGAACTTTATTCCATCAGGGTTGTCTTTATTAATGGCATCGCATATTTGCATCGACACCCACTTATTATGAGAGTAGGCATCATCAAAACTCTTTAAAGCCTCTGTGGACATATCATCCCCATCTTCACTACACTTAAAGTAATGAATGTGGTAGACCCCCAGATCGTCATCCCCCCTAACTCTTACCACCATTCTAATCTTGTCTATGAACACTCGCCTGATTTCTATCACAGCGGATTTTTCCTCTGACTCCTTTTCAATAAGGGCCTCTATGGCCTCATCAAAGTCAGATTCTTTATTTTTGTTATAGTGAAATCCCTGCGTGACCTTAAAGTTAGCCTCTTCCACACTAAATATGAAGACGCACGGCATTGCACCGAACTCGCTGATCGCCTTCTTAAATAGGCTGATTGCTCCACCCATGCCTAGACCGTTTATCAACCTTGCCCTTATGTCTCTTGGTGCGGACTTGAAAAGATACTTCTCATCCTCATCCATTGGAATTTTACGTACGGTGCACATAATCCCAGCTTCTGATGAGATCTTCCCGCCTAAGGTCTCACTGATCATGTCCGGGCGTTTCTTTTCCATGTACGCCATCACTTCTTCCACTTCGATATCGTGCCGCTCGATCTCTTCCTTTGCATTTTCTAGAATGCCTTTTAGCTCGGCGTCCAGACCTATTACTGAGCTCATTTCTTTTGCCGACTGTATATTTAGTCCGTTAACTTTATCAGAGGCTGCAATTAGCTTGTGCGCAATTGAAGCAATGATCTCTTCTCTTTCCATTGATTCTTCCATTTTACTTTTCCTTTTTAATAGGGCCTGCCAAGATAAATAAGAAATCCCCCAGAAATCCCCACATGTCGTTTAAATATTGTAGATAGGCCTGACCGCTTAGTTTAGGCCACTCTACCGTAGTAGATACTATGTGCATCTCCCGTCCAGCAAAGTTTGGGCGCCTGCTTCTGGCAGACTCCCCAACCTGTATAACCGGCACTGAGCTTCTATACTGGTCCGTCAGTATAGAGAAGACGTCACTACCTATCTCTATAGCTGGGTCTATAAGCACTATGTGTCTTATCGTGCTTGACACCGGCTCGTAAGACCCAAATATGCTTAGACTCACCTGAGGCCTAGTGTACATCGTTATGCCACCTAAGTTTACCTCATTCGAAAACTCGTCACCGCATAAATTAACCAGGTCAAACGACAGAGCCTTGTTTACAGAACATATTAGTGGGCTTACTTTATCTTTAGTCTCAGTAGCCCATCTCATCATCTTGGGTATGAGAACGTCTTTGGCAAAGCCCACTCTGATCTCCATCAGCGTGTTCTTTTCCGCGTCCCTACCACGTTGGCTGATAGCATCAGCAATGGCTTGACTTACGCCCATAACGTCCTCCTTAAATTAAGATAAGTTCAGATACCTCTACCGCTGCTTTATTAATCCAAGCCGGAACGTTCGTCTCATTTCCCGACTTATCCCATGCGCCCGTAATCACTACGGGACCGTGGACATTATTTAAGTCTATGCCTATAGCCTTACCTACCTCTTCGGCTAGGTAGTTTCTTTCTAGGTTTTTAAACCTAGCTAATTCTCCAAACCAAGCTACTACTTCTTTGGAAGCAACCGTGTCCATGCATCCACCTACAAGCTCTTGAATCTGTTCGAATTTTTCCACATTCAGATGTTGAACAGAATTGTCCACAATCACAAGTGCTGTAATACGCATAGCTTCTCCTTAAACGGGTTAAAGCCCATAGATTGCTCCATGGGTTCTTGGGTTTAAACACAGATAACTAGTTTATTTTATCGGCTTTATCTACGGCCATTTTTCGAACTGCGTTGGCCGCGTCACCATTATTGAGCTTAAGCTGCCCAATCTGGGATACTAGACTCTTAAGGTTATCCTTAACATAGCTTCTGATCTCTTCTGACTTTTCTTGCTGTACTTTCCATACAGCCGAATACATCTCAGGATCATCTGAAAACGTCTGAGCAACGTTTTCTGCTATGCTAGCAGCGTCTGCTCTTAGGCCTACCTTTAGAACGTCAGGAGGATTTTGTATTCCCCTAGACTTAACCACCTCTGCTATATAACCGACTATCTCTTCAGCGAAGGGATTCTCTTCGTCATTATCCGGAGGTGATATAAACATGGCCTCCGTAATACCCCATGCGCACTCTGCAGGGTCTGCGGGGTCGAACCATCTAGGGTCGAGAACATCCCCTGATAAGATATTGCATAGGTCTATGAACTCTGGCAAGTTCTTGTAGAATTGATCCGTGGAAGCTATATTGATGCCGGCCATAAGCTTATTGAAGTTAGTCTCTGACAACTTGATATTGTTGTCTTCCTCTATCTCCTGCCTAACCGTCATCGGGTCCCACTCCAACCCTTCAGTGCCGTAAGCATCTATATAACACAACAAAAGCGTAGTTGCGTACGCCTCTGGGTTTAACCACACGGCTTTTAGGGATTCCCTATTACCGTGAGGTTTAGTTTGACTGCTGCCCTGATCGTGCATTAGAGTCCTTCTTGAAGCGGCCAGCTAATATGCACCGTCCTGTCTTTAGCCTCAACTGCTTCGAATGCCTTCTGGTTGGACAAGGAGTTTCCGCCTTGATCAACCCATTCCATCCAAGGTGTTCCTGAGATGCCGGGCCTGTTCATTCCAAGCTTCATAGTCCCATGCTCGATAGCTGCTTCTCTTGAGGCCTTTGATTGGGCCTCCTCTAAGTTGTCAGCTTGCACGGTAACGTTAGCTTTTTGACCGACTCTCTCAGACTTAATAGCAATAGCCTTAATCATAGTTAGGCTCCTTTCTTGAACCTAATAGTACAAGAGGCGTAACTACAAGACAAGTGCTAATAGCTAAAAATTTACCGACCTCCCCTGCAGATCTTGAAATTACTCAAGACCAGCAGGGGAGGTCGAATGCTACAGTGTAGCACTAGATTATGACGCGATTTAGCCCTGAATTTAGCCCTTAGAACGTTAGCTGAATAATCTTACCTGATTCGTTAGAGTAGACTATTCTAGCTTGGTCCGCTTTGAGTAATCCCTTTAGCTTAAGCTTATCCGCGTCTGATAGCCTGGCTATAGCTCTCTTTACTATCATTAGGTTGACTGCTAGGTTTCTAGCCTTAGCCTGGCATGGCCTGCAGCCAGCGCTCTTCATGCCTGCGCTTGATTTTGACTTAGCGTTGTCTACAGCTATCTTTAGAGCGTATATGCTTCCAAGGACCTTAGGGTCGTTCATTATGTTTGTTACTGCGTTATCGTTTATAATGTAAAGCTTGTTTTCTGCCATTTAGATAAACCTCCTGTTTAATTTAAAGGGCTGCCTATGACTACAACCTTTTCTGGCTGTATAGAATCCATTATATCTAGAGTGCTTACTAGTACAGATACATCTTTAACTATCATATCCCATGTCTCGTCTGCGGTGGTCTGAGACCTGAACACAAGATCAACCGTGGATAGCCGAAACCAAGCTGGGTTGGCCCCTGCGTATGGCTCTGACTCTTGAAACTCTTCAAGGTCTGAAGGAGAGCACACTCCATCAAAGTCATCTGGGTAAATAGGCGAGTGAGCGCCCATGGGCCCCCTTATGTACCTAAATATAGCGTTACTCATTCGGTTAGCGTCATAAGCTTCTATCTTCATTCTAAAGCCATCAACGTTGTTTATGACGTACTTGGTCTGGACTAGCTTTCTTAGCTTAATGCCGTGAAGGTCAGGAGCTACCTGAGATGATGAGCTAGATACACTTAATGAGCTAGATGTACTTAAAGATTCGCTAGAGCTACTACTCATGTCCTGACCCCTATATTATTTTAAACCGAATATACTTTCTCTGTGGCCCCTTCTTGGAACACTCGACCAGAGAATGACTCTCTTATCGTTGTTCCAGTTCTTAAGGTTCCATCCATTTTGCCATATTTGCTCGCCTATGCATATATCTCCCCCGTTATGGCTTAGCCTAACGTCAGGTATATCGCATTCTACTATGCATGATGATTTTACCATCCAGCATGACCCCGAAGCAAAATGTATCTTAAACCCGTTGGGAGCTTGGTTTCCTGCCTTATCTCTAAACTCTCTTCCCTTATACCAGCTGGCTTCTTTGACCCAGTCCATATGAGGCTTGTTCATACTGAAGAAATACCTAGACCCTATCATGCCTAATTTAGAGTCTAGCCTTGAATGGTCTATGGCTACTTGACACAGCTTTTCAAGCCAGTAGTTATCTACGTCGGCCATAGTGTCATCGTCGAACCAGATAGTCCAATTGGTTTTTATTGGGTTATCCTTATCGTGGAACATCTGCCGCATACATGGGTACTTAAACTTATTCGTGTCCGATCTATACAAGACTTCTATTCTCTTATCGCTGTGCATCTTTTCAGCCATACTTATAGTTAAAGGGCTGGCTTGGTTTAGGTAGACTCGAAGCTCCAGCTTTTCTCTCGGTACTTTGGCTAAGGCGCTCAAGCAGCGCTTATGCATTTCATGAAACTCGCCATACATAAGCAAACACAGGGTTACCTTGCCACCTATGATGTCGTGGTCTAGCGGAGTAACTTGTGGAGACGTCTCCACTAAGTTGACTTTGAGCGGTTCGTTCTTCTTCTCAGCGCTTGCCATGATCAGCTCTAACTTGCGCTTACCTGTAACGCTTGGGTTATCCTCTATAGATACTTCTATTTTTACGCTTCTTCCGTCTGGAAGTACGAGCGTTGTAGGTTTGTCCACGGCTGGGAGCATGTTACAGGAACTCCAATCTGGCAGGGGTTTTAAGGTCTCAGTAAGGTAATAGTATAGTACGGATTCGGTTATTCTGTTAGCGCCTATCATGTGCTGGCATAGTGGCACAGTCTGCCCCTCTGGTTCTACGTGAGGATAACTGCAGAAAGACTTATCCCCTTCAGACTTTAATACCTTATTCTTCCAGCAAGCTCTAGGGCCTCGGCAGCAATCTAACAGGCCCATAGTATGAAGGTATCTATGAGGTACCGCTACGTTTAGACCTTTGAACGCAGGGTTCTCCCTAACGTAGCCTTCCCACCACCATTCTTCTCTTCCACCTGCTAGGACTACACATGGCTTCTCTAAAGCAGCTGCTGCGTGCATAGCAAAGGTTATGGTGCATATGACTCCATCAGCATGATGTATTAAAGACAACAGATCCCTTAGAGATGTCTGCCCTCTAAGGTCTATAGCCCCGTTAAGGGTTCTATGCATACTTGCTGGCTTACCGGTCTTTGCTCCTACCTGTACAAACTTAATACCCATTTGACTAAGTACGTCAACTGAGTCTTGTATATCAAAGAACCTAGGGTGCTTGGTAGTAAAATCGGCTTTGCCCCCAGAGAGCACTACCCAGTACCTGCCGTCTATGATCTTTGTATTCTTTTCTTTTTCTGATAGGTGTATGTCTGGCTTAGCTTCTGTCATAGGAAGTTTAAGATTTGATTTCTTTTCAAAGTCGTTATGAAAAGCCCTTAAGAAGTGTATGGGCTCTTTTCCAGCTTTCTGAATACCGTCGCCGTAGCTTAACGAGTAGACCGACGCGCCTAACCTCTTGTCTTTAAGCTTTATAATGTAAGGGTTGTTTTCCCATAGCTCAGAAAAAGAGGTCTCTACCCCTATGTCGAATCTATCTGAATATGCTCTGTGTATGTCCCTAACGACGGCAGTCATTACAAGGATGTCCCCAGCCGCCCTATTGTGCTTTATGATTATAGTGCGCTTAGACATTTATACCTTTCAAAACTCTATCTTGGTGATTTTATTATCTTCTGATCGAAATATAATCCTGACCTCGTCTGTCTTCAAGAACTCTTTCATCTTAGCTTTATCCTCATCGGAGAACCGAGCTATGGCTTTTTTGACTGACATGAGGTCTATGGACATCTGCCTTGACCGTAGCTGGCATGGTTTACATCCTTGCTTTACTACCATACTTGCAGCTTTGTTCTTAGCTGCTTCTAAAGCGGCTTTTATGTTTGGGAACTGTTCTAAAAACTCTTTGTTATTTAGCAGCCCAAAAGTAACCTTATCGTCTAACATTACAAATTTACTGTTCATAGTTGTTCCTCAACTGCACCCGCATTTGCATGGTGCATCTACAAGCGTTGATTTCTTAACAAACTCAGGTTGAGTAGGCTGATCGCTGCAGCATGCTCCAGGGCAACCATCTAACAATATCCATTTAACTTTGTAAAGGCCTTCTTCATTTGGTTTTCCTGACGCTTCTGCCATCCATGTAGAAACATGGGCTTCGCACTCTTCCTGAGAGCACGGGCCATCTGCTATTGATGGCCCTAGGTTTGGCATCATTTCTGGTTGTTTAGTTACAGAGGCAGGTGCGCTGTCGCAATTTGGGTCTGGGTCGGGAGGCCCATCTCCTTCTTCACAAGCGCAGTCTCCGTTACAAGGGTATGATACTGTTTCACCGTCAAAAGCTCCTGGCCTGTCTGGCATTTCAGCGCTGCACGCGCAGTCTTGAGGGCAGGCGGTCGTTAGGGCCCATGATCCAGCGCCCCCGCCTCCTCCACCGCCACCACCATCACACGGCCCTGCAACCCATGTGTTGTACTGACTGTGATTTTCCACCATCAGAGCATCACACGGAATTGATGGATCAGCCTGGCCCGGGCCCCCTGCGGCACAATCGGCTTCCGACAGGCTGAAGGGGGCTGAGGACGAATATGGGCCTACGAAAAGGCAGTGCCAATGGGTACAGCAGCCCTCTAAAGAAACGCAAGGAACATAAAACACAGCTCCAGTATGCTGTGTGCAATAAACGTCCCCTCCTGAGTTTGTATACTCTTCAGGGAAGGCGCCTAAGGTGTAACCCTCAGGGCAGGTAGAACCATTAATACACGGTGTTGCTGAATTGTTGGGCTGATCACAGACAAAACATATCTCTCCTCCCCCAGTCCAAGTCCACGTGCAAGAGTTAGCAGCACAATCAATAACGCACTCACCATCTACGCATATATAACCTGCTTCACATACTGTTCCACAGCCCCCGCAGTTATTATTGTCTGTTTGAAATGAATCTGTAGCTACACAAGTTGTTCCATAACAGCATGTTTCCGTGGGGCCGCAGTTAGACTCACCGCAGTTGCCGCTGTCTACGCATGTGCAGGCTACATCAAAGCAGCCTATCCCTGTTCCGGTTATATCAGTTCCGGGTACCTCTTGGCAGTCTACTCCAGGTATTTCGCCAAATTCGCTGCACAGCCACGTATGATACGCGGCGAAGGCTCCGCCGCAGGAACCTAATATAGGTCCTGGCGGAGTTGAATTAGAAGGAGAACATATGTAGTCATCTCCAGAGGCGTTGCAGTCGGACACTAAAGCCCAAGAGCCACCGCTATAATAGGGGTTTGCAAATACGTTTCCGTAAACCCATTTGTATCTACGTACCCCACAATTGGCTGATGCGCATGGCATGATTAACCTACCTGTTCAATTGTAGTGGCATCTGAGACAGCTTTTCGTCTAGCAGCAAAGGAGCTAGCCATGTTAGAACGAGCTTGACCATATTGAAGAAGGAGAAGGGTCATTTCTTGTATGGTGGAGAAGCTAATGGGTGTATTAGCCATACTGATTAGGTGAGGAAGTTCTAAGCCCAATGCTGCTGCTTCTTTTGCAAGAGAGAACACACCTACGAGAAGTGCTACATCAGAGGGAGTAATGCCAAGATAATAACCTTGACCAGAATCCCATCCTGTTTTTTCTAGAGCAATCCATTCATTGTTTATTTCGTTTAACTTTTTATATTTTGCTAACTCTAATGTATTAGCAAGTGGAGCATAGCTTAACAATAAAAAAACAAGCTCATCTATTTTAGTAGAAATGTCTTCTGTGTTTTTTATTTTGTAAACATTGGTTTTATTTGAACCATCAGCATCTGATTGAACAATTGCTATTTGATATGAATTTCCAATGTCGTTTGGATCATTTGAAATAGCTTGTATATTAGAAACACTAAAATGATTTAACATAATTTTCTCCTTAAGCCTTGATTATAAAGTTGATTGCTATTGCTGGTTGCATAAGGCTTACTGCGGTTGCAGTTCCATTACCATTACCTGTTGTTCCACCAGATCCTGTGAATGTATGGGTATGACCTGTGTTACTATTTGTTGATCCGTGACTATGATCACCATTATTTTGTATAGTAGCATTCAAGTTATAAATTTGATAACTATTTCCAGCACTTAGATTTGCACCACCACCAGAACCAACATACATTAGTAAAGAGTTGTTTGAAGTGTGATTATGACTTCCCGCATTGGCACTACCATGAGTATGACTGCTTTCAGTTTGCAACGATCCGGAAGGAGTAAAAGAGTGAGCATGAGATGGAAGATTTGCTTCTAATAATGTTGCCGTTTCCGCACCAGTAGTTGCAGCCAATGTTCTAGCTGTTAAACCAGATCCAGTACCCACACCAATCGGGGTTCTTCCCCTCATATCTGGTAAAGTAAATGTGGTGTTAGAATTACCAGCACCATAAGTAGTACCAATAATTTTAAATAAATCGCTATAAGCACTTCTACTGACAGTACTTCCGTCACAAACAAGCCATCCATTAGGGGCGGTAGAACCAGCGAACATTTGAATAATCCCAACAGGAATTACAGAAGGTTGTACTGCTTGAAATGCAGAACCTTTTGGAGAGTTAGTCGGAGTCATGCCGTAGGCAAACGCTCCAGCCATTAGTAACTTCCTCCCATTACACAGACTTGCAATGCAGTAGTACTAGCAGTAGTAGTAACACTAACAGAGGCATATAACTTAAATGTTGAAGGTAAAACAAGAGGGTTGGCAAAAGTCAATGTAGTAGTAAATCCAGCTACAGTAGTCGAAGGAGTTACAGCGGTCACAAGTATTTCAGTAAACAAGAAAGCTGTAGTTCCATCCCATACCCATATGCCCACTATATTACCAGCAGTAGCTGCGACAAATGAAGTAGAGCAAGCATTGACTTGAATAGAGTCGATTCTTAGCCCATTCGTAGAAGTAGGAACGATTTGCACAATGTTTGCTGCTGCCAATGAAGCGGTTGCAGTCGGGCCTCTTGTCGTACAAGCTGTTTGTGCTGCTAGTGTTGTGCAAACCATGTAAGGGGCTTGAGCAAAGATCGGTGTTGCGGTTACTGGCATTATAAACCTCCAAAGTTAGTTGCTAAGTAAATTGTGTCTGCTGTTCCTTGGTTTCCTTGCGTTCCTTGCGTTCCTTGATTTCCTTGGTTTCCTTGCGTTCCTTGCGTTCCTTGATTTCCTTGGTTTCCTTGGTTTCCTTGCGTTCCTTGCGTTCCTTGATTTCCTTGGTTTCCTTGCGTTCCTTGCGTTCCTTGATTTCCTTGGTTTCCTTGCGTTCCTTGCGTTCCTTGATTTCCTTGAGCTCCAATAACTCCTTGGAATCCTTGATTTCCTTGAGCTCCAATAACTCCTTGGAATCCTTGATTTCCTTGAGCTCCTACTGATCCTTGAAATCCTTGGTTTCCTTGAGCTCCTACTGATCCTTGAAATCCTTGGTTTCCTT